AGGGCCGCACCGTCGACGTCCGCATCGTCCCGTTCGGAGAAGTAGCCCGCGTGGCTGACCCGCCGAACTTTGAGCCGTATGACGAGGAGTTCATGCCGGGGTGTTTCGACCACCAGTTGAACGCCGCGAACAGGGTTCACGCGAACTACGAGCACGGCAAAGGCATCAGCGACGTAGTCGGGCACGGCGTCGCGCTACGCGCCGAGCAGGACGGATACCACCTCACGTCCACGATCCACCGGACGAACAACGGCGACACCGCGCTCGAACTCATCAACGCCGGCGCACTACCCGGAGTCTCGGTGGAGTTCCACCCGGCGAAGAACGTGAAGAACGGCAACCTCGTCCAGCGTGTCCGCGCCAACCTACGGGGCTTCGCGTTCTGTAGGCAGGGCGCATACGCCGGCGCACAAGTCCTAGCCGTCCGTGCTGAGGACGAGGAGCCAGAGCAGACTTTGGACGCCGCGCTAATGCCGGTGCCCATGAGCGAGGAACGCATCCAGCGGTTGCGTGACCTCGGCATCACACTTCCAGACCGCTACCAGGCGCACCCCGCAACAGGCACCCCCGAGGCATCGGGCACCCCTGAGACGACCCCCGCCGAAGACGACAACACCACATCTTCGGAGGAATAACCATGCAGGAAATCAAGACCGAGGCCGAGAAGATTCTCGAGCTTCGCACCCACGGCCGCGAGGCGGTCTCCGAGCAGCAGGCACAGCTCCTGAAGGAGCTCGACGGTGCCGTGCCGAACGAGACACAGAACTCGCTGTTCGAGAAGTACCGCACGGACATCCAGTGGCACGATCAGGAGATCGACCAGTGGGCCGAGACGGTCGAGAAGGACAGGGAGGCGAAGAAGCGGTCTGACGCGATCCGTCGTGCAGAGATGGCCGCACGCGGCGTCGCTGACGTCACCGACGGCGGCGAGGTCGTGTACCGCTCGCTGGGCCAGATGGCAATCGACCAGCTTCTGACACACAAGAACGTGCATGCCCGCGGCGCAGTCGCGAGCAACGGCGTCACGTCCGAGCAGATCCAGCGGGCCGCGCAGCGGCTCGAGGCGTTCGAGCGGACACCCGCAACCACCCTGTCTTCGGACATCGCTGGTCTGACGCCTCCGCAGCACATCGCGGACATCTTCCAGATCATCAACTCCGACCGTCCCCTCGTGGACGCCGCCGGCGTGAAGCGCAACCTCACGAACCTGGTCTACACCTACCCGCAGCTTGACGCCAGCCCCGTGGTGGCGGTGCAGGGGACGCAGAAGACCGAGGCAGGAAACACCGGCATGGACATCTCGATGGTCACGAAGACAGCGTCCACCTACCTGGGTGGCGGCAACCTGTCGTGGCAGGCGATCTCGTTCTCCGACCCCGACGCGTACGACCTGTGGTTCCGGCTCATCGCAGCCGACTACGCGCTCAAGACCGAAACGGACGCAGCCACCATCGTGTCCGCGTCGGCGTTCATCAACAACGCGGCCACGGTGCTGGGTGCCACCCCGACGTTCGCGCAGTTCATGACGTCGGTGGGTTCCGGCTACAACGAGGTCTACACGAACTCGGGCCGGATCCCGAACGCGATCATCATGGCCCCGGACAGGTTCGGGTACATCCTCGGGCTCACGTCCGACGCGTTCACCCAGTTCACCAGCGTGTCCGACGCAGGTGTTGGCCCGCTCCGGGTCATCGTGTCCCGCGGACTGAACGCCGGTGAGATCATCGTCGGTGACATGGACGGCCTCCTCGTCGCAGAGAACGCCGGCGCACCCGTCCGCATGTTCGTGTCAGAGCCGGCCATCGCCGGCGTCGAAGTCGGCCTGGTCGGCGCGTTCGACGCAGCAGTGGTCGACGACGGCGCGTTCGCGCTGATCACGACGGCCAGCTAGACGCAGGATGTTTCGTCTGCCGGGGGAGGGGCCGCAATCCCTCCCCCGGCTTTGAGGAGAAACCATGGCCCAGGTCTTTGACACAGCAGAAGCCGCAATCGCCCAACTGGACGGCACCGAAACCTACGACGAAGCCGAGTTCGCGCTCCGCGACTTCTCATCGAAAGAACTCGCGGTCAACGCCGCCAAACTGGTTGTGGGTGTGGAGGCAGGTGCGGCTTCGTCGGACATCGTCAGCTTCACCCCCGCCGGCACCATCGCGGCAACGAACGTGCAGGACGCCCTCGAGGAACTAGACGATGACATCCAGGGGATCAGCGCGTCCGAGGCAGCACTAACCTGGAACGCCGTGTCTTGGCAGGCAGGCTGGGCTAACTTCGGGTCAGGTTACGGTGACGTGGAGTACGCAAAGGACGCCGCCAAGGCGCTGCTGTATTTCCGTGGTGTTGGCAACCCCCCCGACGTATCCCCCACCCACGCGTTCACGTTGCCGGCTGGGTTCAGACCAGCCGCGAAGCGTCTTGTTCACATGAGGAGCGACACCACCACAGGCGCGGCCGACGTAAATACCGACGGCACCTTCGTCTTCTTCGCGGCTGGTTCATCCAGCGTGTGTTTCGACGGTGTCATGTGTTCACTGTGAGGACTTAGCAATGGCATACGCAGAAACAACAGAACTAGCCCGGGTACTCAAGATCCGCACACCATCCGACGAACAAGAAGCCGCGTTGGACAGGGTGCTCGAGGCAGCAGCCGCAGAGATTGATTTGGAGCTCGGACTCGAAACAGGCTTGACATCAGCCGGTGCTATCGCCCTGGTGGAACAGGTGAACCTAGAGCGGGCCGCCGAACTGTGGAAGCTCCAGGAGGTGCAGTTCGGGATGATCCTCGGGTCAGAGATCGTGACCGGCAGCGCACCACGCGACACATGGAAGAAACACGCCATCACCCTCGCCCCGTTGAAGCAGACGTGGGGCTTCGCCTGACGTGGCTCATGGTTCCACCAACACGATCCTCGGTCTGATGGCTGACGCTGTCCGCTCCGCGCTCACCGACATCGACGTCCAGGTCGAACCGCACATGGTCACCGCGCCCACACCCCCCACAATCGACTTTTATCCCGGCGACGTCGCCACAGGCACAGAGACTCGCGCTTTCGGACTCGAGGGCGAACTGCTGGTGACGTGCAGGGTTAGGGTGAGCGGCAACGACGACACAGCGAACTGGGAACTGTTGAACGACCTGATGGACGACGCGGGCGACCTGTCCGTCCCCGCCGCCCTAGACGCCGACGGAGATTTGAACGGTTACGTAACGTCCATGGACTTCCGTGACCCGACAGGGATGGTGCTTTACACGTGGGGTGACCAGACCCTGCCGGGCAGGCAGTTCACGGTGATGGTTGTGAGGGCCGACAGTTGAGCACCCTCACGGACGTCAGATTGGGGATCGAACTCGGCATGGATCACTGCATCTACAAGCAGCCGTGCCGTGGGTTCGCACAACCGCTGCTCGAGCAGATGAGTTCAGGGAAGTACGACGAGTGCGCCACCATGCCACTCCCCTCCTCGAGGGAGGCATGGGAGGCAGAGCACCGCACCAGCCGGAAGCGGGCATGGAAGGCCGAGCACCATGGGTACTTCGCCGCCCGCATCAACCGCGACGAGTTCGAAGACGACGTGTGGAAGATCAACCTGTCACGGACCGTAAGACAGGGCCGCCCCATGTCCGATTCGTACAGGGACAGGCCGTCGTTCCCGAAGGACGAGTACCCGTGCCACCTTCACGGCGTCCACGCCTACGGCGTACTAGACGGGCACGGCGGCCTCGTCGCGTACCTGTGGATGTACCGCGCCGGCGACCTCGCCCTAGTGAGCCAGGTTCTCGGGCACGCCGACCATGAGGACTTCGGGATCATGCACCTGTTGTTCCGCGAAGCCCTCTCCCACGAGTCCAAGATCGCCCCTGGCGTGTGTGTCTATAACCGGTGGGACTCCGGCACCCCCGGTCTTCGTCAACTCAAGGCATGGGTCGGGTTCGAGCCCACCCCGGTGGAATGGCTCCCCTAGTCCTCGAAGGCCGCCTGGCCGAACTGTCGAAGGAAGCGCGGGTGTTCCCCGCCCACCTGTTACGTGCCGGCGGCTCCGGACTCTGCTTGTTCGCCGCGAGGTTCTACGGCATCAACGACGCCATCCACATGGCCCGCAACAACATGACCCTAGATTTAGTCGACACCAGCGCGAGGATTTGGGAGCTTGAGCAGATCTATGCGCCGAACGTGATGGTTTATCAGGGTGACGCGTGGGAGTACGCCGACGAGTTCGTCAGGGACGGACGCCAGTGGGACGCCGTCAGCGCCGACAGCTACACCGGTGACGCAGAACGCCGCAGCCTGGACTCACTCGAACTGTGGTGCTCGCTCGCCCGCGACGTCGTGACGGTGACCCACACGCCGCACACCGAGTATGTGGTGCCGGACGGGTGGCAGGGCTGGATCATGGAGCGCTCCGACAGGGCTAACTGGCTGGTGCTTGAGCGTGCTTGACCCCCGTCACGTAACGGCCTGCCTCGTGACCCGCGGCGACCAACCAGAGCAGATGGAACGCATCCTCGACACCCTCCCCTACGGCGAGATCATCGTCTGGGACAACAGCAAGCTTGGCGACCTCAAGACCGCCGGCCGCTACGCAGCCATGCTCGAGGCCACGAACGACGTCGTCTACTTCCAGGACGACGACACCCTGTTCACCCGACACGACTCGTTGATGCAGTCCTATAGGCCGGGGCACATCATCTCCACCTACGGGCACGGAAAGAACGACGGAGGCTACGGCGACCTCCCCCTCGTCTGCGGAGGAGCCCTCGCGGACAGGGAAGCCGTCTGGAACGGGATGAGGCGCTACCGGCAAGAACCGTTGTGGGAGTGGCCCGCTGACGACCTCTACTACGCAGACTTCGCGATCGGTGTCCTCACACCGTTCATGCATGTTGGTGATCCGTTCGAGATCAACATGGAGATCGCGCAGCACCCCTCGAGGCTTTGTAATCAGCCGTGGGCGGCAGCAGCGAAGGCACGCGTTACAGGACGGGCCCGGGCGATCAGGGACGGGTATCTGCCGTGAGGCGTGTCGGCCCGTTCGGTGCCGAAGACCTCCAAGACCTTGACTCGCTGTACGCACGCGCCGACCGGGTCATCCCGATGCGCGACGTCTG